ATCTCTGTCACTCATCAAAGTTCTAGTTGATGGTGACAAATCTTTCACTTTGGCACGAAGCCAATTCCGTGCATTATTAGTGCCGGTCGAATAACCTTCTTTTGCAAGAGATTTTTTAATTCTATCGATTAGTTTTGCCATTATCTATTTATCTCAAATGCCTATGTCTTTTTCAGTTAGCACTTTGAATTGCCAACCATGTTCCTTACAAAATAAGTCTGCAGCCCGCCACTTTTCTTGATTGACTGCATAAGTTGCCGCTTCTTGTAAGAATCGATTTGTCTTTCTTTTTTGAACAGGTTTGATAGTCTGTTTGTGGGGTTTTATCTCAATGACAACAGTTGATTCTGTGCCGTTTTTTTGTTTCAATCTGACAATAAAATCTGGAAAATATCTGTGTATTTTTTGGTCAAGAGGTGACCTGTACTTAATAATAAGTTCTTCTGATCCCCACCAAATGACACTTGGGTTCTCATCTAACCATTTCATTACCCTCAATTCCCATGAGGAACGATAGACAACATTATCTGAGTCGCCTTTATATTTGCTTCGATGTTTTGGGGTAAACCACCCTTTATATGACATAAATAGTCTCCATATGTATGATAAATATATCTAGTAAACCTACAGGACAATAAATGGCCGGACTATTAAGCTTTCTATCAGATATTGCTATAAAACCACCTGAAATTAGAGGACCATTACAGGGTCTTTTAGGCACAAGTGACTATGGAGTATCGACTTTTAGATATCCATCAGATTTAGCGGCCGCTGATAAAGGTCACTATATGATTATTAATATCAATGAACAAAGACTAACGAGTTATCCTGGTACTGGTGCATTGAATGAATTAGGTTTGCCTGCAACTCCTACTGCAATTGGAAATAATCAAGGCCTTGGTAGTTATGCTGCTGGCGCAACAAATACATTACAAACGATTGGTGCTGGTGTTAGAGAAGCTGGTTCTTTTGGTGGATATATTGCAAGTCAAATAATGGGAACGAGTGCTGGTACTTCTCTATCAAATTTATTAAATCAATCTTCTCCTGGCCAAGCTGTTGTTGGTGCTGCGTCAGAATCTTTAAATATTATTGGTGAAATTGGTAATAGATTAGAAAGTGGTAGCGTTAGGGCGGAAAAAAGAATAACTGATGTTATTGCTCTTTATATGCCAGACACTCTTGTTTTTGACCAACATCAATCATACGGTGAAGTTGGTGCTGGTGGTCAATTATTTACAGCTGGTGTTGCATTAGCTGGATCAACTGTAGATTTGTATAAAAATAGTTCTATGACACCTCAACAAAAAGGTGCTCAATTTGCTCGCAACGCTTCACCATTTATTGCTAGTATGTTAGCTAAAGATGCTGGTGGATTAGCACAAATTGCTTTTTCTCAAGCTTTTGGTGTTGTTCAAAATCCAATGTTGGAAGTTTTATATTCTTCACCAAAATTTAGAGAATTTAGATTTGATTTTATGTTTTATCCAAGGTCGGAAAAAGAATCTAAAGAAGTACAAAATATTATTTCAAAATTAAGATTCCATCAAGCACCAGAAGTTGCACAAGGCGGCACTGGTGGTTTTTTTATGGTACCGCCATCCGAATTCGATATTACTTTTTATTATTCGGGACAAGAAAATTTAAACATACCAAAAATTTCAACTTGTGTTTTAGAATCTTTAACTGTTGACTATGCACCAAATGGATTTTCCGCTTATGAAGTACCCGGACAAGGTGCGACAGTTGGTGGAACTGGTATGCCAGTTGCAATTAGATTGTCTTTAGGATTTAAAGAAACAGAAATGGTCACTAAATCAAGTATTGTTCAAAATAGACAAGTTGCTGATGGTCAAGAAATGAGAACTACAGAAGAAATAAATTATTCAAAAAGTTTGGGTGATTTTCCAGGATAACTATGTCAAAATATTTTAATTTTTTTCCAAAAGTTCTTTATACAGCAGATTTAACAAATGCTGATACAGCATTGAATATAACTTCAAGATTTAATTTTGAACAAAAATTTAAAAACAACACCTCTGTGTGTTATGAGTATTCTATACAAGATAGTGATACTCCAGAAATAATTGCTGCAAAATTTTATGGTGATTCAGAAAGACATTGGATTGTTTTAATGTTTAATGATATTACCGATCCACAATTTGATTGGCCAATGGATTATAGAACTCTTATCAGTTTTATAGATGAGAAATATAAGAACAATGCAAACACTGGCCAATCTGGTACAAATTGGTCGCAATCACATATACATTCATATTATAAAGTTGAAACAAGAACTACATTAAGCACAAATACTGTTGTCACAAATAAATTTGAAGTTGATTCAAATACCTATGCAGACATTGTTGCAACAAATAATGACATTTTATTACCTGATGGTAATACAGTTAGGATTAAAATTTCAAAAGAAACAAAAACACATTATGACTATGAGATGGAATTAAATGAAACAAAAAGAAAAATTAAACTTTTAAAACCTGAATTTGTATCTTCAATTGAATCTGAATTTAGAAGAGTTATTAAATAATGTCTTTTGGAATTAAACAATCAACGCAGTTTAAAATAAACAGACTTTCAATTAATTCAAAATTTGGATCTTTTGATTTAAGTTCCATTTTTGAAGAATTGAATATTTTTGATAGCGTTTTAACACCATGTATGTCTGGCAATATTTTAATTAAAGATTCTGTTGGATTAGCTAAAAAATTATTATTTGACGGTAGTGAATTTATAGATATAGATATTTCAAAAGATTCTGAAAGAGTTGGTACAAATATAAACAAAACATTTAGAGTATTCAAACAATCAGATAGAAGTAATATAAATCAAACAACAGAAGTTTATATTTTACATTTTGTTTCTGAGGAAATGGTTTATTCAGAACAACAAAAAATTACTCAAGCATATAGTGGAATGTATTCTGATATTGCAAATTCTGTTTTGATTGACTATTTGAGAATTCCAAAAACAAAAATTGGAATTATAGAAAAAACAAAAGGTATCCATAACGCTGTTGTACCTTTGTTATCACCAATAGATACAATGAATTGGCTAACAAAGAGAAGTGTTAGTGAAAATGATTTGGCCGATTATTTGTTTTTTGAAAATAAATTAGGATTTAATTTTGTATCTTTAACAAAATTATTTTCATTGAAGACACTTTTGGATATTAATTTTACGCCTAAAAATTTAAGCGATTCTGTACAAGAAGAATTTTTAGGCATAAGAGATTATAATATGTCTACATCATTTGATATTTTAGAAAATACTAGAAATGGTTTTTATTCTAATCGTTTTATTGGCTTTGATATTTTAACGAGAACATTAGTTGAGTCGGATTTAGGTATAAAAAATCATTATAAAGGTAAACACTTAAATGATAAACCAACAGTTTTTGTATCAACGAATAGAGAAGGTAAAGATGCTGGTGTAATGCCATTTTCAAAAGTTAGTTTATATCCATTTCAATTGTATAGAAATTATCAAGAATATGTTAAATCTAACGATAGTAAAAAATCTTTATTGATTGATGAAACGCACAAATATATTCAACAAAGAAAAGCAATATTACATAATTTAATGCAAAGAAGAATGAATATTTCATTACCAGGAAATTTTTTAATAAGTTCTGGATTTGTTTTAAATATTAATGGACATTCTTTTTCAACCCATGAAGATAAGACTGAAAAAAATGATAAATCGTTTTCTGGTAAATATTTAATTGTTGCAACAAGACATGTAATTAAACCTGATATACATGAAACTTTTTGTGAATTAGCCACCGATTCAACAAACAATGGAGTTGTTGTTGCAACAGATAGTTCTTTACAACAGTCTAAATACAGATAATGGAAAATACAAATTTTGCCGGAAAAGACGGATTTATTTGGTGGGTTGGTGAGATAGAGAATAGAGCCGACCCATTAGGTATTGGAAGATGCCAAGTGAGAATATTTGGTTGGCACAATACAAACAAACTAAAAGTACCTAAAGAAGATTTGCCTTGGGCACATCCAATGTATCCACTCAACTCTTCAAGGATGTTTTCTGCACCACAATTGGGTGAATGGGTTGTAGGTTTCTTCTTAGATGGAGAAAACGGACAACAACCTGTAATGATGGGTATTTTACCAGGGATGAAAGTGAAATGAGCAAACAATTACAAGATTTACATACACTAACAGCATATGCAACTATAGCACATAAAAAATATCTGGCCGGTATGATAACAAAAGAAGAGTTCACACAACAAATAGATGACCTTGATTGCCATTGTCATGGCGATATTGTATTAGATGAAAAACATGCTCACTTGGATTCCTGTTATAGAGAATCTTTAGACGGCATTTTGAGATTATATCATTTGGAGAAAGATAAATGATTCCACAACCAGCATTAAGTACCGGTAATAATATATCACCATCAACTGCAGCTGATGGTCCAATTATTGGTGGTCCAAGTTATCCATCAACACCAGCAGTTAGGGGTGATGTTTCTGGTAGTATTGCAACAACAAATAATAAATTAATACACTCTTGTGATTTTGCAAACGATTTAATAAAATCAATCGGATTAAAAAAATTCATAAAAGCAATTGCAAAATGGATTAGAGAAGGTGTTAGAAAA